ATGTCGTGCATTATATCATGCGCTTACCTCCTCATGTCGTGTGTCTTGACATGGGGGATTATGTGGGATATAGTAGGGATATGAAGAGCAGTATAGAGATACCAGAGAATCCCTACGATGGGGATATGGACGATACGCCAGAGCCACCTGCGCCCGTGTGCCAGAAGTGCCAGAGTACCTGTGAATGGGATTCTGGGGATTCGTCGGTGGGTTGGCCGGGTGCGTGGCTGTGTCCCGTGTGTGATAGCGAGGAGGAGGTAGAGGATGGAGAGTGAGAAGCTAAAGCCCTGCCCGTTCTGTGGTGGCGACAATCTGAGGATACACAGAGGCGTAAGCGTCTACTATGGGTACTGTTGTGGCTGTGGTTGTCAATCGGCGTGGGGAGGCTCCGAGCAAGCGGCTAGGGAGAAGTGGAACACGCGCCCCGCCGACCCCGTGAAGGTGGCACTGGCTGAACATCTTAACAGTTGCGCGCAGTGGCTCTACGCTATTCATGAGGATGCCCCAGACATTTGGGGGACTCGCGTTGCTAAACAACGCGCCGACGACGCAGAAAAAGCCTTGCAGGAGTATAGGAGAGAGGCCGCTAATGAAGCGCAGTAAACACTCCTCCCTCCCCTACATCCTGCTGACTGGCCTCATGCTCATCGGCCTAGAGCTACATTGGACATGGGAGCAGAGCACACCACGGGAGAGGGCCGCGCTAATCGTGGCGACGGCAGGCGAGGCGAGGCAAGCGGTAGTGGTACTAGGCTACATCGGGCGTGTAGGGGCGCTGTGTGGCCTCGGAGCGGGGCAGGGAGGAGAGGTGAAGTGACAGACGAGGAGATAAATCGGCGTGTGGCGGTGGCTTTGGGGTGGCGGTGGGTGAAGCTCACCTTTGTTAGTTCTTTCGAGAGCCGTGTCACAGTACGGTTCATGCCGCCCACGCTCAAGGTGTCTGTAACGACGGGAGTTGATTACCTAGGCGCAGAACCAGAAAAACATGACGAAGATTTTAAAATACTTCCCGACTACTGCCGCGACCCCGCCGCCGCTGATTTGGTGAAGCATCACCTTAAATCCCGAGGGTGCCACTACCGAACGGCATGGGGTACTGATGGGGCTAGCGCGTGGGTAGACACGAGGGAGCCTGACTACCACATCGGCGAGAGCTACAAACAAGAGTGTGAGGAGAAGGCGCTCTGCCTCGCGTTTCTGGCGGCGTGTGAGGCCGCACGACTCAACACGCTTCGGCAGGTACAGGCAGAGGCGCTGACACTGCAAAAACGTGCCGACTCAATTATACGCGAGATGATCGCGGAGGATGCGGCGTAGTAACTTATCCCCCCGCTAAAGCAGGGGGCTTTTCCCAGGAGCAGGTGTGCAGGTGTGGAGAGTCACACGCCGGGAGAAGGGGGCAAGAAAGGGCGGAATCACCGCCTTCGGGGAGGGGGAGGGATTACTCTCCCCCTGAGAACCGAGAACCGCACACGAGGGTCAGGCGAGCCGTGATCCAACTCGGACTAGGCATATAGGCGAACATTCGTTTAGAGTCTAGCCCACACGTGCGCGGATTGATGTGGATAAAACAATGCAAGAGACAAACAAAAAAGTTAAGCTGACGCAGGCGCAGGAGGATGCGCTGCGCCTGATTCGTGGGGCGAAAAAGGCATACCGGTATTCTAATTTTTCCGGCGGTGGTTACGTGGACGTAGACGGCAATACAAAGGCCGTTCGTGAGGCTACGGTAAGCGCTTTGGTGGAGAAAGGGATTTTACTGTTTAACCTGGTGCCTGGGTATTGGGGCGAATGGGCGGTAGTTGTCACAGAATCCGGGCTTGCGTACCCACTGACTGAGGTGCAGGGGCAGGAGTGGTATAGGACTCCTGCGTACACCACAAAAGCCTCTGAGATTGAGGTGGTGATGGTGGAGCGATTCACCGATGCAAAAGTGTGGATCGGTGGCGTGCCATTCCCTCGGGCTGACGGCCAATACGGCGTTGGATACTACCCTACCCATGATGAGGCGCTGGAGAGGGCGGCACGAAACATCGAGGAGCGCTATGGGGCATTTAAGGCCGACAGGGCACAATCACGTATCGACGATCTTCTGAGGCAGATTGAGGCACTTAAAGCCACCCTGCCAGAGCTAGAGGAGGAGGCAAGGGCCGCAAAAGCCGCCGCAAAAGCGGTACGCGATATGAAGTCTGGCAGGGGCGCTGGAGAGGAGGGTGAGGTATGAGAGAGCAACGTGAGGCGGCAGAAAAGACGCTGCTCCCCTGCCCGTTCTGTGGGAGTAGTAACCTGCGAATCGGCACCACGGCTAACGCAAACTATGCGTACTGTACGCAGTGTGGATGCTCTGGGGGCTGGGGCGCAGGGATTCAGGGAGCGATAAAGAAGTGGAACAAGCGTACCGCACCTGCCAATCATGGAGAGGAGGGTTGAGAAGATGAGCGATACGATTGAATTAAAGCCCTGTCCGTTTTGCGGAGGCGAAGCGGTTTTAGATGCGACGGTTTCGTGTTTTTTCGTTCGGTGTATTGGTTGTGCGGCTGAAGGGCCATGGCACGGCACCATGGCGGGCGCTACGAATGGATGGAACAAACGCCCCGGCGATTCTATAGCGGCAGAAATGGCCGAGGCGCTGGATTGTTGCCGAGAATGGCTAAACGATGAGCACGGAGACTGCGACGGAACCTGTAGGGAGGAAGAGGATGGGAAGCCATGCCTACAGTGTATGGTAAACGAAGCCATTGCCGCGTACCAAAAGGTGCAAGCGAAGTGAAAACAACAACAACCAAACGAGGGAACCCTAGCCTCCCCCACATACTCACCACGGGCGCGGTACTGATAGCTCTCCAGCTACACCTAGCATGGGAGCAGAGCACGCCACGGGAGAGGGGAGCGCTGGCAGTTATGGCGATGGGCGAGGCACAATCTTTTGTGGCGGTAGTGGGATGGGTTGGTATGCCCGTGCCGAGAGTGGGGGGGCAAGGTGAGCATTAAAAACGATGTTGTACCGGGCGTTAGGCTTGACGACGCGCAGGTACTCAGCAACGGTGCAGCCTCCCTGCTCACGCTCCATACCTCTGATAGTGGGGAGATAGCCCTGCTAGATTGGCAATCCTGTGGCGTGGTGTACAGCAATGCCCAATCCCTAGAGGCAGGAGGATACCAGCCCGTGGCGTTCCCCACGTTTCGCGCCTACGATTTTTACGAGTCGGAGGAGTGGCGGAAGTTTGAACAGTTCAGCGAGTGGTACAAAAAACAGGGGATGCTCGACAACCTAGAGAGAGTACCAGAGAGCCACGCGATTAAACTGGTATGGATGGCCTACAAAGAGCGTGAAAAAAGAGCCGTTTTGCTGCTCCGCTACTTCAAGGCCACCCGGAAGCTAGATGGCTCGCGGACGTTCTGGGAGGCGCAGGAGGATACAGAGTTAGCGCGGCGTTCGTGGGTTAGGGACGCGCTGGATTATGTCCGAATGTCCGAGGTGCAGTACAAAGAGGCGGGGTTTCTCGCGGATACCTGTAAAGCTCTGGCCATAGGGGAGGGATAAAATGACAGACGAGCAGAGAGAGATCAATAAGCGTGTGGCGTTGGCGTTGGGGTGGGTTCCCTCCACATGTGAGGATGGGAGCGTGTGGGGGGATTATTCCTGGTGGGTGATAGAAGGTGTCACCAAAGCCCCGGTGCATCAAAGTTTCTGCAACGATCCTGCCGCCGCCGATCTGGTGAGGCGGGAGATTGAGAGGAGAGGGTGGATGCTGACGAGGATAGACTACCGCTCGGAGCGTCCGCTCCCTGCCTACCCTAGCCAGCACAGAGCGCAGATACACATAGGGCATATCAAACACGATGAGGGAATATGGGGCGCGTCGGATGACTCCCCCCACCACGCTCTCTGCCTCGCGTTCCTGGCAGCGTGTGAGGCCGAGGAGAACACCACCGAGATCACCGACACCGAGTAGATCAAGCTCGCACAATCCCCCGAAATCGAGGGAAATAGAAAAGGCGGCAGGGAGATTATCCCTGCCGCTTGACAAACTCCAGCACCCTCGGGTAAAATCCCTATGAACACATCTCTAAACGATACCTGAGCCTCTATGCCCTCGACTACGTGAGCGAGTGTAGGCGCAATATCTATCGCTCAATACACCGCCAAACACCAAAGCCCCTACTCACTAGAGCAGGGGCTTTAACTTTGACACATCCCCTACCTAAACCTCCCTGACTCGCGTGTGCTGCCTCTATGGCAAGCCGGTACACAGGGGGATAGAGGGTAGGTAGTGTCACTCCTGTTCTGCCCGAGTTAAAACTATGCCTGCCCCTACAGGAGTAACCGCCGCTTCAGAGGCGGATTGGTGCGTTCTGCGTGCCGAGGGACTCTCCTATGGGGAAATAGCACGACGGCACGGGGTGATGGATACCACGGTTCGTGCCGCGCTACGCAAACCCGCTAACGCAGCTCGTATCGCACGCATCACCGCAGAGATTGAGGATGCCGCTATCAACGCCGCACGCCACAATGTTGCCGCTTCAGTGTCCGAGAAAT